GTTTCATATGTTGTAGTAGTAGCGCCATTATATCCCAATATATTTAGAGCAGTTGCCCCGTGAATGACTCCCGCTGGAATCCGCTCTAATATATTTGTTACTGTATTAAATCCCATTTATCCCTGCTACGCACAGATATACGTTAATGCTGCTGCTTTCCAGCAAATATGTGGGCCTATGCCAGTTACCAAAGTACAAGCGGCATCGGTTGCGCCACCATTACAGGTAGAACCTGATTCACCATAGATCTTTGGAACACCTGCTGTGGTGTTTAAAAGTATCTGGATAGATCCTATAGGTGTAGCAGTAACAAATTTCCAACCTACGGTACCATTGGCACCTGTAAGCTGATGCACTGGCTTGGTTGCTGATAGAGCTGCTGCATCTGATACAGTTGTGCCCGCTCCTGCTACAGCCTCTTCATAAGTAGATTGAAAGTTAAGGCCGCCACCTCCTAGAAATGCAGTATTAAAAACCTTAGAGCTACTACCTAAATTTATAGCATTAGTTGTCTGCGGTACGAGTGACTCAGCAATCGAATCATTAAGTTTAGTACATAATGCGATAGCTTGCGCAGGTGTAAATGCGGGCATTAGCTGTGTTGCACAAGTATCTGCATATGCAGAAGTCGCACTAATAGCTAAAAGAAACGTAATAAAAATCTTTTTCATAACTTATACCTTTCTTGGTCTACGATTTTTTAATTCCTCTGGGCTTATTTCTATAGTTGGTACTGATGGCTCCTCTACTGGCGCTTCTGGCTGTTCATCCCCTGGATCAACTGCCCTAACTCCTCTACCTCGGCCTTTTGACCTTAATGTCTCAACTTCTCTTTTTAGTCGAGCTACTTCAATTTCTAGTCTATCTGCCTTACCTGCCTTTCCTTGAGGTGAATTAATTTTCAGCCATTGCTGTGCTATATCGCGAATTTCAAAGCCAGATTGATCTTTGATTTGCTCACATTCTACTTCATTCATCTCTGCTACTTGCTCAAGAGTATGAATACCGAACATATGTAACTCGGTAATTGTTGAAGGCTGCAAAAAGTCAAATTCCTCTATTGAGTGCCCATCTGGGATTTTGCCTTCACGGAAGAATTTATATTGACGATGAAACTGCCTTTTAGAAAAATTATCCGCTATATCTTCTTTAATATTAGTATCGCCCTTAGTTTCAACCCGGATCATTTCTACGATTTCTTCGTATGCATCCTTGAAGGGAATACCTGTTTTAGGATCAATCTCAAAAAGGGGCTTTCCTTTCTCATCTTTTGCGCGAATAGGTTTTCCTTGAGCATCAAGGGCTATAGATCCATCATCCTGCTTTACATAAAGAGGGCGCGCTTTGAATGAAAGTCTTTTTTTATTATAAAATTTTACGTTTTGCTTTCCAGACTGTTTTAATGTCCCGTCCGAATTAATTTCTACATCTGCCAATAGTGGGGATTCAAAGGTATCTATACCGTCCATGCTTTCCTTATAAAGTTAGGGGGCTAAACTTCAGCCCCCATCAAACTATTTCAACCAGCTCATGCCTTTAAGAGTTGTCTTAAATTGCGTAGCTGCTTGAGTTGTCACAGTTGCCATCAATGTGGCGCCAATAAGCGGTATTGTTGACCCAGAAGAATCATCGTCTAGTACCCCTGCTGTTGCAGTTGAATAGAGAAGATTTCCTGCTGTAACGTTAGCTGCTAGAACTTTTGCTGTAGTGGAATTATCCCACAATACGCCGTTCAAACAGACTACCAGTCCCCAAAAATACTCAGAGGCTGCTACTGCGAACTGAGGGACGCAAGCAAAGCCGCCTGCTGTACCTATTGCTGTAGCTGTAGTTGTAGTAGCTGAAGCTACTGCACCAGGGCCTCCGGCTAGTGTTCCCGAACAAACAGAATACGCATCTATTGCTGCGGCCGTAGCCAAGCAATAAACCCACGTACAACCATTAGATTCGTATACACTTCCTACTTGCGCTTGAGATGTAGTACCATCTGAAGCCGTTAAATTTGGTTTACCTTGTAACATTTTAAATCTCCCTAAAAATTAAGAATCATACATTACAGCGTTTAGCCCTGGGTTGTTCATCGTGAGATTTCCAATACCCAGAAGGATCGCTGCTTCCACCAACTGATTAAACGATGTGCGCTTATTTAGCGGTTGGAAGTTGTATCCTGCATACATTTTTAGTTTGAAGGTCTTTGTATTTAGCAAATACCCTCTGTCTACTGCTATGTGAGATAGACCGGAGAAAATCTTGCCGCCTGCTAGTACGCAAGTAACACCTTCGATAACACAGTTATCAAAATTTGCTTCGTACATATCTTTATCAACTGTGATTCTCTGTTTGCCAGAGAAGGAATCACATGCTGCGTTGTAATATGTTTGACCAAATAGACCCAAATCAGGTTTATCGGTGCCTCGTACAATCAAATTCTTTACGTATCGAGTACGGGATTCAATATTGCTTGAATCTGTAGCTGATCCGAAAGTTGATACTAGATTTACTGAGCTATTACGAATTGCTGAATAAGTAACTCGCGACAAGCCACCTATCGATCCAGTATTGTTAGTGTCGGGAAGGTAACCCTTTACTCCGGCAAAGGCCTTACCACCATAAGTAGTACCATCACCTTGAAGCATGGCTTCCATAACGTTCCATGTAGACTCATCTGCTATTTCTTGACGCTCATCCATCAAGTCTAAGAAAGCTGATTCGCCTTGGTTCTGTGCCTGCTCTAATTCATTAATTACAGTAGGAGTAACAATGATTTTAGGAGTATATGCAAAAGAAGCTAAGGTATTGTTATACCCCATTGTGATCTCCTCATCTGCATCAATTAGCTGCACATACTGATTTTGTGCAATTCTGATGTTTTCAGAAATGAAGCGACCACCAGAGATAGTTTTAATACCTCCATTTTTTCGCATCTTCCATACTAGTGGAATATTATCTGCTACCGCATCAGCGGGTTTCTTTTCTCTTAACTCCCAAGTTGTAGAGTAAATATCACTAAAATTATCTGCCACTTAAAGCCTCCTAATAACAGGAGACTAAAAAGTTTAGTGTCCCCTGTGCATTTCTATAGCCTTTGCAAGCGCTGCTCTTTTTGAGAGCTTGCCCGAAAGGGTTGAATCGTTAACGCGTGGTGCAATCCTTCCTGGAATTGCCGCCGTTGCGCGCCTAGATTTTTCAATATGTTTCTGATTGCTTTGTGTGGAGACTGTTACTGGTGCGCCTGATACCTTACCACCTAGTGCTATGTAGGCCTCTCGGACTACTACAGTTTCGGTGGCGTTAGGGAATCGACGTCCGACCAGGGCCCTGAAGCCGGGATCGGAAGTAAGAGATCCTAACTCTCTGGCGAAGTCGATACCCGCTTGACTGTTATCTAGTAAGCCGGGGAATACAGGATCGCCCGTTCGAGTTTTTAAAGATCCAAGTTCTGCAAAGATAGTATCAAAAGTTTGAACCGTCTTATGAAAAACTTGTTGTTCTTTATCCCTTTTTAATTCTTCTACGGTTTTCTGTAAAGCCTCTAGTTTTGATTCTTCTACTACCGCTGTTTGATTAGGTGCTTTATCTAGATCGATACCTATTCTTCTGAGCTCTGCTTTTACGGTTGCGGGATCACCTTTTTTAAATTCTTGGATTAAAGCTAGTGCCTCCATGATAGCCTTTTCGGGGCTAACACCTTCTGATCCTCTTGCCTCAATATAAGGAGCCGCCATCTTAGCTAAATCACGGTATGTTTTCCCTTCTTCTCTTGCTAGCCTTGCCTCTGTTTGGGCCCGTGATATTTCTGCTGTTCTTGCGTCATGTATCCGTCTAAATTCTTTTTGGATAGTCGCTATATCCTTATTCTTCCACGCCTCTTTACCTGCTTTGCTAAATTCTGCCGGTGGTTCTGGATCTGCCTCCACTGCCTGGCTTACTTCTTTTCTACTTGGCTCTGAAGTTATTTCTTTTTCAGGTCTTTCTTTACCTTCGTTGACTATTTTAACGGCTTCCTCTAGTGCAGCCCTGTTTGACATTCCATCGAACTTGGGTGCTTCTACTGTTGTCTCTTCTACTGGCTTCTCTAAAAGTACTTCATTGGTTGGCATTTCATTTGTCATATTTCTACCTTCGCTTCTTTTAATAATTTAGTTAATCCTGATTTTTTGGCTACTTCTTCTTGTTTTTCTGCTTCCTTTTGAAACTTTTGTCTGATTTCTTTTGGATCAGCCCTAACCTTGCGTAGCGCTTCTAAGCTTGCTCTGCGCCTATCTTGTTTTAGCTCTTTTGCTTTTTCCTTTTCTCCTTTTTCTATGTACTTGCGCGGCTCTTTAATACTGCCAAATGTTATGGCTCCTGTTTCTTTGTCTAGCCTTTCCCATTCCTGCCGTGATTCTACTATACGGCATGCCTTTTCATGATAGGTAGGAGGCATTGAGTCAAATATAACCTGTGGCGCTGTATCAAACTTAGGATTTGGATCAGGAGGATAGCCTTCTTTTAAACATCCGGCTTCACTATCCCAGTACCAATGGCCCCCTTTGTTATCTTCAGGAAATTGGGGAGGCCAGCTAGATTCCTTTTCATTACCGTATTCAAAAACGCGGGATTTAATGCTCATAGCCCTCAAACTCATGCATAAATAAAAGTATTAGTTCCTCATCCTGCTTACGTCTTTTCTTCTTTTCAGCGTCCCATATTATAATTTGCTCTGCCTTAAGTTCTCGCTTTGTCATCTCCTCATACTTTGGATGCTTGCCAGTATCCCCATCGGTTTGACCAGTATCGGTATTACCAGCAGGAGAGCGTAAGTAGAATAAAAGTGTCATGGTGCTATTGTAGGCGTAGGCGTAGGACTAGGGGTTATTTCTGCTTTCTTAACTTCAATAAGCATCTGTAGCCGCTTACGCTGTGCGGACATATCCTGCTGTTGTCTACCTATAGTAACTATTTTCTGCTCTAATTCTATTTGTGACTTCTTTAGTAGATCGGTCGTCTTTTCTTCTACTACCTGCGCCTGTACCAAGATAGGAAACAAAATGGTTATAGGTAAAATATATTTTATCATGTTAACTCCTAATAAGAACTATAATAATAATCTGCACAACAAACTACAGAACCTGTTTGCATGGAATTAAATTCAAACTGATCTCCCACTAGCCCGCGAAGAGGGGGAATAATTAGTCCTGAGGAATATCCGGGGGTACCGCCCGTTATCCCTGTATTATCAAAAGCGGCGATTCCTCCATTCCAGACCTCTGTACCTGCACCGCCACCACCGACAAAATCAAAAGACAGCTCTGAGGCAGTAGTAGTATCAGAATTACGGCACGAAATAGCGCGTATGTACATGTAATATGAGCCAGACGCATTAACTATGGTACTCGGTGTTCCCGCTCCTAAACTTGTTGCGCATATCGTCCCCCTGAAACTACCTGGAAGTTGACCATCTATACTTACTGCTAGTGTTCCACTTGCATCAGTTTGTATGCCTGTATAATTATTTCTTGTTGTTGTTTCTGGTGTGTATTCCTGATCAGCGGGTTGATAATTAAATAAAGGCTTTACACCTGCGTCTCCTACGCTGCTAGAGGTTCCTGAATCGTGCAGTAAACTTGTAGCCGCGCTGCCATATCGCGAATCTAAAGCAGTATAAAGAGCATGGCCTATGCTAGTACCATTGCCAGTTACTACTAGATCCTTTTGCCTTCTGATATTAAAAGTGTTGCCGTTTGCTGGAGCGCTAGGAAAAGCGAACTTTACAGTGAATGAATTTGTACTAACTGTATCTACCCAGTTTATAACTCCTACGTTTGCAGCTACCCCAGAGATAAATTCTATAATATCCCCTGGCCTTGCCACATGAGCTGTTGCGTTTATGGTGGTGGTAGTAGTTCCGGTTTCTGAATTATCCGCTCCAATAACTTGAGTAGCAAGCATGAGCGCAATGTGTTCAGTTGGAGTTACAGCAGAATTAACTTTAGGTGCCGAGAATGGCTGATTAGCTTCTGTAATAGATGTGGCAAAAGTAGCCCCGGTACCCGGTTTGACATCCAATGGATTAGTAGGACCTACAGTTGTCCCATTATACTTGTATAGATCTACTTTATTCCCAGGAGCTGGTTGAGCTAATGCAATCGCTGGAAAAAGAACTAATACTTTAAGTAGCTTCTGCAACATAAACCTTCTTTGTGCTCCCTGATGCTTGATACATTCTGATTGCGCCTTGATAGACAAAGCCGTTTTTATCTAAGGGTAGAGTACCGCCAGCTACTAGAATAGCGGCTGATCCTGGCGTAATTGTTACACCATAATCAAATTCTATATCTGTGTCCGAAATGTTTTCAATATAGGCTCCGGGCTTTCTATTCGCATTTGCTGCAATAGCAGTGACTCCCGTACCGCCTGTTGTAATATCTACAGAGATTCCAGCAATCGTAACGCTTGAATAACCTGGAGCTACAGGAAACGGGGTTAGTGATGTGAACTCAACGCCCGATGAATTTACTAAAACTACAGCCTGTAATTCAGTCCCGTTAGGTTGCTTAAAGATTCCTACCGGATAGCTGTTAGTGGGGCTATTAGCTACGTTCTGATTGAGGGTTACGGTAGCCATTAACCTTCCTCATGTACTATCGTTTCTATGTCTCCGTTTTTGTCGCGCTTAACCCGGCTAACTCGCTTCTTCGGCTTCTCCGATGTTTTTATAATTTCTGCTGATGTTTCAAGAGGTGTATCTAGTTCTTTCTTTTTTAGAGCTACATCTAGTAATTTCTCTAACGATTCTATTTTAGAATTGCCTAACTGTGCCTGGTGTTCTGCTTGTAACCTTGCCTCAGTTGCCCATTTCTCTTGCTCATCTAGCTTTTTAAATTGCGCTTCTAGTTGGTGCTGTGCTGTTGCTAGTTTCTCCTCGAATACTACTACGCGGGCTTCGATCATTTGGTCAAACTGATCAACTTCTTTCTTATCTGCAATCTTTCGTAGCTCTACCATTAACTCGTCTCGCTTCAAGCTGATCTCTTCTTGAGCTAGCGATATATCAGCGCTTATCTTTTGGTATTCTGCCTCTAGTTTTGCCCTAGATGCTTCTGCCTCTGTGGCTATTTTCATCTGTTCGATCTGAGAATCTACGGTAACTTGATACTGTTGAATTTGTGTCTCTATTGCCGCAAGCCGATCTGTTTGGGCTAGTTTTGCGCCCTCTAGTTGCGATTTCATATCCATTTCTAGCTGCACAAGCCTGTCTGATGTCATGGCCTTGGCTTCTTCAAACTCTTGCTTTCTCATCTCAAGCTGTAACCGTCCCCCTTCGATCTTTATCTTCTCCATTTCTGGGTTTGGTTCTTCGGGCTTAGGCTGGCTTACCTTATCAATAGTTTTCTGAATGGCGTCTGTAATCTCATCAACGAATAGCTTTCCATCGGTCAGCTCTGCAATTACGTGCTTCATTATTCTAAGTTCAGCATCTGCCAGTTCAGGCATATCTACTGCCGTCTTAGCTGTACTCTCCATCATCTTAGTAATGGCATTAGCTGTTTCAATGGCCTGAGTCTTTTTCCATTCCTGGTTTATTGAGATTGTGGAGTCTGTTTCAAAATCTATGTGGAAGCGCCCGCGCCTATTATCTTTAAGAAGTGCCAAGGCAGGTACGTAGCGGTCTTTATCTTCAGGATCTAATGTCTGCGGTACGATGTAATCATCTATCGTTTGGTCAGAGAACATCTTTAGGCCAAGTTCCATGCCTAGCTGATAGTTGTCTTTGATCCATTCCTGCACTTTCCTCTGGTAGGGCTCCATGCGGTTCATGGCAAACTTCCCTTCTAGCTGCAAGCCTCTGTAAGTCTCGTTTGATGCTTGGTTAGAAACTTGACCACGTAGCAGGTCAGAGAATCCGGTGATGTTATAAAACATGTTAAGGCGCTGCTCGAAAGCGGCATACATGCTTTGTAGCCCTTTCATAAGCTCATCTACTGGAAAGTAAGCTACAAGATTTGAAAGATCGCCTCTGTTATTCATCAAAGATTGCTCAAGGTTTGGAACACCCATTCCGGTTCCTTCACCTTGTGCCCAATTCTCGCCGATCAACGGCGTCAAAGCTTTGACTGAGCTGTCGAATAGGAAGCGGATACGCACAGCTCTGGTAAGCTGCAACATTCTAGTAACGATTGAGCTGATATCGTCTAGGATATCCTGTACTTGAAAAAACTCAGGGGTTGGCCAGAAACTACGAGTTGATTGATTGATTATTAGTGGCTCTGTGCATGGGAAGAATCCAGAGAGTCCATACAAGTCAGAGTTGTCAAGGCCATCAGTAGGCTTTCCCTGCTCTTGTAACATCTGATAATTGATATCTTCCATGTCCGATGGCTGAAAGAAATCTTCTGACGCATCAGCGAACCAACGAACCTCTTTTAAAACAGAATCATGGTACTCATATACGATGATGGGCTTCTTGCCTGATTTGTAATCATGAATATCTGTTTGGGTAAGCTTATCTAGTGCTTTCTGGCCGAACTTTTCCTTAAACTCTCTGTAATTGTATGTATATTCAAATGCTAGTCGCGTTACTTTATTCCACTTGGTTACATCTGGATCGACTATTAGGTTAGGATACAGTCCTGCCTCGAAATATACCTCTTCATTATCTACTGAAACCATCTGGCCGGTTGAAAAGTACGGACCTAGATCGTCTTCTTGTACTTGCTCTTCTGGTATCTCCTGCCCATCCGGCGTTAAGAATATAGGAGGCATCTGCATTGGTGGTGCTTGATCCGGCATTGGCTGACCATCTGGCCCCATTTCAGGGGGTGGAGGCTGCTGCTCTATGACTTGGAGGCGGATCTTTTCTTCTTCTTGAACGGTTTCTGATCTATAAAACCATCTGCCCCAACCGAAGTTTGTGACAAGGAAGTCGTCATTTGACGCACTAAACTCAGAAAAAGCCTCGAATGTTTTAAGGATTCCCTTAACAAATCTTTCGCCCAGGATACAGGCTGTTCGACCAAACGGATCATCTCCCTGAGTGTCTTTAAGTACGGGTATGGCAAGGCGCGCCAGTGTGATCGGCTGACGTATTTTCCAGCATGACCACCAAAGCGGAAATTTAGTCCATCGTTTGGCTCGGTCTAGTTCGTTGCCGCCGTAAAGCTTCCCTAGCTTGTTGCGCTTCTCTATCTCGTTCCAGGATCGATCAGCTATTAACTTGTAATCTTCCTGCTTTCTCTTGGCGTCAACTATGAATTGCTTTGCATCGGCAATGGTGAATGTATCGCCGTCCAGCACCTGCTTATCAAGAGCAGTGCTTGGCGCGATATCAGAGTCGCCTAATTCTTTCTTTTTTTTAGCCAATGTCGAGTCCTGGTAAGATATCCTTTAATGACGGTTTTAGGGTCCTTCTGTCAACCATTGCTCGTTTAACGTCGTTATCTAGATCCCTCGGTGCGTCATGCACAATCTTATGGGCCATAGCCGCAAGCCTCACACAGTCACAAATATGAGTAGCTTCCCCGTTTTCTTGTGCGTCCCACATCTTACCCTCATCAGGGTTTCTTTCGATCATGGGGATATAATCTTGACAGTATTTGCAGGACTCGAAGAACACCATCATGGGCCAGCGTTCCTCAGATCCAGCGATTAGCTTTTCTCCTGTGAGTTTCGAGCCCATTTGAGCCCATCCGTTTTTACGATCCGTGTCACCAAGAGTTAGCTTAATTCCCGCATCTTCAAACTCTTTCGCTATCGTGCGCCCACCTAAGTTATTGAATGGGAATTTATCGGTGAAGGTTGGTTGTGAATCAAAGCGTTCCTCTGTGCGATCTATGATCCCATTTGCCATATCAATATTAGACCAATCTTTAGGCGCTAGATTAGTTACAAGCTTGTCTCTATCGTTTGTGGGATGTTCTGCTTTGCAGCCGTACCACTCGCGGTAACAAACTAAGCAGCCACGCGGTAGGTATGTGTTGCCAATTTCTACACCTGGAGAGACTGCCCACCAAAGGCAGGCCCACGGTTCATATGACCCATAATCGAAGGTCCTAAACCGAAGCCAGAAATCAGGGATAACGAAGTCCTTGATCACGTGTTTGTCACTCTCCCACATCTCGAAGTAGTTGCCGGTTTGTGCGTCCCAACCATCCTCAGATAGTAGCGCCTTGGCAGTTGCAGCATCTGTTGCCTCTGTTACTCGCTCAATAGTTGCGTCTATATCCTCTGAAGGATTATCCCTAACGTTAGCGGGGATATATTGCTGTAAAAATGCGCCTACTTTTTCTATCTGATACTTAGGCCTAGATCGCACAAAGGTACGCCGAAAATATCCTTTAGATGGCCCCATTCGATTCATCAAGTATATGATCTTAGGGAATAAATGACGCCATTCTACGGGTATATTCTCCTTAGCGTCGTTGCTCATAGTCATCCAGACCTTAAGCCACTTAAGCCGCCGTTCTGGTATTTGCCCGGCCTCGTCTATAACGCGCACATGTTTGGGAATACCCTGTACTTTAGTTAGTGCCGCGTCGGTCCAGCAGTGTTCTAGTGATATTAATGAGCCATTCCAGAATCTAATTTCTGTCTGATTATGTGTAACTTTTTTGTCTTTTATCCATTGCCTTAATAACACGGGAAATCCAAAATCAGACTCCATGTACCCCGCTTTTACGTCATCTTCTCGTAAGCGCCATATATCGCATTGTAGGCCTGGAATAAGAGCGCACCAACGAATAAGGGCTAGTTTAACACCTGCTGATTTTCCTCCGCGTGTATCACCTGCCCAGAGTATTTCTGTGGCTTGAGAATCATAGAATAGCTGTTGTTTAGGGTGAAAGTCCGGGATCTGTAGGATTGAACCCATTACGTTTTATGTGGATCGCGTGATACAATCTGTAGGATTGCAGGGCCGCCGTCAGGATCGGCGCTTAATTCAATAGCCTCTTTAGCCTTTCCATAAGCATACTCAACTATCCACGTATTAGCTTTAAGCCTGATAGAATCATCTTCCGAGTACTCTGCTATATGCGTTATACGCTGATAGCTTGCAGGGGTAGCAGCCTTACATAGCTTTTTAAGTTCATTATCTTTGTGGGGACGCCCTGAAGGGTTGCCAGATTGTCCCTTAACGAATGTCACGTTGTTTATATCTTGTTTAGCAAGCGTCCCACCATGGGACAGCTAATACCCTATTATCTCAAACTTTCCCTTATCTTGTCCAGTAGATGGATCGGGTCCCGCAAAACCAGAGCTATCCTGGATAATGTGTTGCCTTAAAGCATCGTTGCGTAGCTGTAAGTTCTCGGTAGCCTCTAGTTGATATTGTAAAATCACCTGCCGATCTAAGTTATTTAAAGGCTGTATAGGCACTACGGCAACCTGTGGCTGTACGTATACCTGTTGAGGGTAAAGATTAGGAGCGGGCCAACTTGGGGGCATCCTGTAATCTTGGGCTGTGGCAATAGTAGGTAGAGATAATAGGGCTAGTAATAGTTTGTTCATATATCCTTTTAGTAAATAGTTGCTTGTGAATTATGCGCCTTTTTGGGGGCTAGTCAATAAATATATAAGTTAGTGAAATCAATTAGTTGGTATCTAAGTGAAAATTATTTACAAAATAGTTGATCCTACTGTTGACGTTGTGTAATCTATTGTGTATAGTAATTAAACACTGAGAGATTAACTCTCGCTGATTACGAGGATTAAAATGGAAACTAAAATTCCTACTACCGCCCAAAAAATCAAAATTGCTGAGGAAAAGGGTAAAATTAGATTAGATAGATCTACTAACACAGCGTATAGATTTGATAAGAATCGTCATGCATTTATTTTTGAGTGTCCGATCAAAATCAACGGCAAATACACGGATAGAGAGCTAGAAATAGCAAATGAGCGCGCCTCAAACATATTTAAACTAGAAAAGGGATTTTACGAGGAGTCAGAGCACGAAACAATTTATGCAGCCGCACAAAAAGAAGCTCTAGCTACCGTAGCTTCTGAAAGAGTCGATCTAGATAACATTAAGGTCGATTCAATTAATCAACTAGTTGAGCCGTTTCGTTATCCTGCTAAAGCCGGGGATCGCATAAAAATCGTTGAATATCTATCTCAGGACATTACTTGGTTGTTATCGTTTTACGACTACCTGGCCAGCGATGCCAACGCTCAAATGAGTTTCATGTTATTTCTCGCAAATAAAAAGGCTGTATAATGATTAAATCACGTAAACCCCCTGGTCGTAAGCCCTACGGCCTACCTAAAAAACTAAGAGTTAACATTTGCCTATCGGAAGCAGCTTATAAAAAACTACATGAGATCGCATCGAAAGCAGGCATTTCAGCTAGTAGCTGGATCGAGTCTAAAATTGAACTAGCTTCTTAAAACCGTGCTTTTTATTGGAGAAAATGAGTGCTTTTCATAAATGTAGCATGTGCTACAATTTGTAGCATTGCCTACATCTATAAAAAAATGTGATAGACTGGGGACTGGACGGTTGGTTGAAATGTTTCAATCACAGGATTTAAGAGCTTGAGGCTGCGGCGCTCAAGGGGGCGTTTTGGAAGCCCCACCGCGCCGCCTCGGTAGAGAAAATGCATAGCTAGAGCATAGCGGCTCTAGGGGGGTCTTTGTCTGAACCCGGATCGGAACGTAGCTAAACCCCTAGTCAGATCAATAAATATCCGTATAGTCAAAGTGTGAATAAAGCTTTCGGTAATCCTGAAACTCCTCTAGTCAGCCCTGAGAATTTCGCATCATCAGCCGAGATATTAGTGGAATCACGATTAAGAGCCGCTAGGATCGAAGGCTTTAGAGCAGAGCATGCATGTCATGAGAACCATCCGCACATACCGATAGAGGTAGCCATAGACCGATGGGAGAACGATAAACCTACCCCACCTAGGAAAATCTGGTGAATACTTATTTTTATGATGAGGGTACGGGGGACGGTGCTGTGCTACCTGATAGGCCTATAAATCTTGCAGAATTAAGGCTACAAATTAAAACCGTACTAGATGCATATATCTCACCACGTCAAAAAATCGCTACTGATAAAATAGCTGAAGAGCTCGAAATATTAATGCTTCAATGCCATTTAGGGATCGAGGTTGATAAGCAATTCCCACCTATCAAGCTTTATGATCCGGGACATGGACCAAAACATGGGGATTATGGCGAATGAATATTAAGTTATTTATTTTAGTAAGCTTGATTAGCTGCTTTTGTTTTATGTTGGCTACTGCGTGGCATGAAATCTGCAGGGGGTGTTTTTACTTTATTTTTGGCCCAAATTAAGCTTGTGTATAGCTTGAAGCTCTAATAATTCCTGCTCTTTTGCCCTTATTCTTTGTTCGCGTCGTAACTGCCTTATTTTTTGCTTTTCTTCTTCGCTGGCCTCTTCCCTTATAACTAGCCTGTATTCTGGAGGAGGCAATAACAGGAGCTTTTTAAGGTTATCTATCTTTTCCTTAACCCCTGCATACTTAAAGATAAGAGAGGGATCGAGATCTAAATATGTACAGATTTGGATATATGAAAATTTATCCTCTGGGTCGGTATGTCGGCATTCAAAAAAGTTGATCGCGTTATTTATGATAAACCGATTCTCCCATATCCTTAACGTGACGGGCTCTTGAATATCTAATAAAGAGCGTACGAGAACGGCAGCGCATAATCTTCTGTGGGGGTCTAGTCTGGTAGAGTAATCGCCTAACGGGCTGTCCTGGTCGATCTGGAAAGGGTTAATATGCAACATAGGGGTAGCTCCTCCTGCGGCTTATTATGATGGTTGTGGTGTCCCGGTCGATTCGGCTAAAATCATATTCTGATTTCTTGTAGGCGAAACACTCAGCCTGAGAATCATCATCAAACAATCCGCATTTACATAATAAATCGGCTAGCAGTTTATTGACGTTGTGTGAGTCCCACCGGCCAGGCTTTTGAGCTAGCCCAATCGACACAGTGACGAGATTCTTACCGAAGGATGGGAGAAGCAAGCCCAGCTTAACACACGCCATTGTGAAGCGGTATGTGAACTCATGGTTGTATAGCTTAACTTCGCTCGAATTAATGAGCCGAGCGCCTGTTTTAGTTCTAATAGGAATAAGTGAATTACCTTTAGACGGTATCGAGGCAATCGGCCCCTTTAGGTAGATCACAACCTCTTTCGGGTCTGTCGGGTCGCCTTCGATTGTGACGTTTAGAGAGGAATCCAGAGTAGATCCTTTAAGGCGTTGTAATATTCCGGGGCGGCTGCAAACTCCGCTAAATCTAATTACTTGCTATAATTTCAATAGAACCCGGACTGCTTGGAATAATGCGCCTAGTCTGCGATATGATCAAGATCGTTCTTTGTTACCGGCAACGCTTGCTCTTAGGTCTCGCCGCTAATTTTTCCTTGCGGTCTTGCTCTTTTTTCTTTTTAAGAAGCCAGTCAAGTGACTCCATAACTAGCCTATAACACCGCTCAATACCTTTATTGCGGCACTCACAACCATGCTGACAATGACAACTCACGTCGGTGTAGGGATCGTGAAAATGCCCCTCTGCGTAGGCAGTTTGTATTAAATCTTTAAAAAACTCTAAATATCCAATACTTTTCTTCATAATTCACCCTCGTAAAATGGCCGCGCTTTTTGGGCTGTCTTTGTCTAATGATTCTTTGTAATTCCTTTTCAGCCTGTTCTCTTGTGCAATTAGACATTTGCATAGTAAGGCTGATAATATCTGCCTGCTGTTTAACGCTTAAATCCTCACTCTTCATGCTTCACCTTTGAACGATTGGTATTTTCATAGTTCCAACGTGCTTTATCGGCGATCATTCTGTGCTGTTCTAGCGTTAATATCTCAATAGCTTCGCATCTTTTACAAACAAATCTTAACCTATGCTCGTCCCAGTTTGGGCTTTGATTGCATCGAATACAAGGTACTAATCCGTGATGTGTTAAGCCGTAATATGTACGATCTTCACTCTTCATGCTTCACCTAATGAATCAATATCTTCGCTAGGATCTTGGCAGTATTTCTTTTCTAGCTCTCGAAGCTTTTTAAATGCTAGCCCCAGACTTTCAATATCAGGATAATTAGAATATCCGTACTCTTGAGGATCCTTGTTGTATCCAAAATAGATATGTCTAACTCCATCGTGATATGCAGTTCCGTGAAGGACTTGATCAAAGACTACTTCTCCCTCCTTATCTGCCGCCACCCATCTAGTAACAACAAAATCAAAACCACCACCCTTGTATTCCCTGGGATCATAGAAGAAATTAAAATTACCAACCTTTTCTTGATGATGAAAATCTAGTGGGCACTTATTCCAGTCGTTAGTCATTTCTGGCAATGTGTAATAGGTTTCAAATGGATCCATCACTCAACCCCCTCCGCCTTAAGCATCTCCCTGGCTTTTTCTTCGCCGAGGATGTGCGCTAATAATACCGATAAAATTAAATGCTGAGATTCTAACTCTACCACTTGGGGATCTTGATTTTCTAATGCTTCTAGCTTGCTAATGCAGTCATGTGCATACGTAGCTATCAGTTTACAAATCTCTTCTTGCGTCATTTGATTAGCCCGTTAATTAATCCGTTGTACTTTTCTAGTATTGCTCTGTTCCCCTCAAAAAAGTGAAGTTCATAAGCGGCATCAGAATCTAGGTAAGCTTGAAAAGCTAGCGCCTCATCATATAACTCCTTAACGGCAGTTTTTAGAGCATTTATCATAGCTATCGCTGCCGTGTGAGGTGATTCATATTTACAAGCCTCGTTCCAAGCTTCGCATATTTCCCTATAGTCCACTTGTTTCTTTTCTTCTTCCGTCATATACTTAACCCTCGTTCGTATATCGTTAATAGTAGTAAAAGTTGCGGCCTGGCTAGCGAAAGTTAGTCAGGCTTTTTTATCTCTCTGTGTACTTTGCGAAATAACTCTCACGAACAAATGGGTGAATTTTTAATAGTTCGTCTACTTTGTTCTCTAAGACATTAACCTTTGCATGAAGCGTTGCGATCTCTAGATGGGGCTGGACGGTTGGTTGCTCAATAACTTCTTTTACAAATACCCATTCCCCTTTCATCGGAAATTCTCCAAGCGTGCTTTTAACGTCGCTGGAAACTTCGTAGTTTTTGCCTTTCAAATAAAAGATCGGCTTATTTATCATTGTTGTACTCCTAATGTTTTTGCTTCATGCTGACCGCACCAACCGTTAGTTTGAACTGGTGTGAAAGCACTCATAATATTTAATCCTTGCGCTGTATTTACCGGGATTGCTGCCGGGGGGTTGAGGTGACAAGTGCCCTTGTCTATCTCTAAACTTGTAGGCTTGAAATATCTGCAATTAGCACAACACTCTTTATTTTCTTGACTCATATTTATCTTCGATAACTAAAAGCTACTATTAAAATCGTTAATGCAATTGCTAGCGCTATAATCGTAGGCGCAAAGACAAGCCACCAAGACCAAGTGATCACGCCACACAATTTTAGTACTACAAATATTAATGTTAGAACTTCTGTAAATCCCATATCACCTGTTATATTTCCTTTGCGTTTAATACAGCAATTATCTTGAACCACGGAAAATCTAAAACTAAATTATCATAGCCTTTCTCAACTATTGGTTCATAAGCGATCCGCTCTACTGGTCGCAATTCGCCACAGAGAGCATCAAAAGCCTTGTAATCAAGCATAAAACAAACGGTATAAGCCTTGGGGCCTCTTATGCTCTGGGCAAGCTGAAAGAGTTTTTCTTTCTGGCTCACTTAATCCTCTTATAAGTAAATTCACGTTTGAGTTTTAGCGCCTTAAGCATTTTAGGCCCTGGCTCGTTTCTGCCTATTATAACGTCGGATAAATACGATTCAGATATTCCTAGCTTCTTAGCCAACGCCCTAGATGTGCCGGCCTTAGTTATAGCGGCTTTAAGGTAAATTATAAATTCTTGTGGTGTCATAAAAATAATTCGCGAAAAAGCGTAAATTGTCCTTGCGTCTAATACGTAAATACCCTAATGTTCGTATCAAGTCAACAATGACTTTGTTTGGAGACGATATATGAACACTAAAATAGAAACAGACAGCTATGGCAATACAACTGTAATTGCTAATTCACTAACAGCAGCTAAAAAAGCACTGCGAGAAAACGGGTTGGGATACAACGATAGAAAAGACTCAGTAATAGGCGGTCTAGTTTACCGCTCTAGCCGATTAGGTGGAAAAGATAATCGTAATATAAAGATTTGGATACGAAAATAACCAGAACCCAAACACGTTAGCCGCCCGCCGAAAGGTAGCGTTAAGGCGGTTTTTTTAAGGAGATTTATGAAAGAGAATTTACCAGCAACAAAAGAAATAGTAGGACCAGCAACAATTGAAAGTTACGCAGAGAACTTAAGCGAAAAACTATCGTTTGCTAGCATCCTGATTAAATCCGGAATGCTGCCCCAAGCTTACAAAACACCGGAAGCAGTATTAACCGCAATTCTATACGGTAAAGAGCTAGGTTTTTCACCTATCAGAGCAGTCAATTCGATTGATGTGATTCAAGGTAAGCCCACGCTGCAAGCGCAAGCATTAAAGGCTCTTGCTATTCAGCACGGTGGAAAAATTGAAACTATCGAATGGACAGATAAAAAGTGCTCTCTTCGTGGCGTTCGTGGTGACTGGAAAGAAGAGGTTACTTTCACTTGGGAAGATGCAGCACTTCAAGAGTTAACATCAAAACCCAATTGGAAAAAACTTCCTAAAGCCATGTTGTATGCTCGGTGCGTCTCGATATTAGTTCGCAATATGTGGGCTGATGTATTGGGAGGGCTTTATTCTACTGAAGAAATTAAGGACTCTGCACCAATAGATGTGACACCACGTAAAGAAAGTATCCTAGAAGAAGCAAAAAAAATCACTGTTGAAAACGATGAAATGCCGGATTGGGATAAAAAGCCTAAGAAAGTAGCAGCACCGAAAGTTAGTAATGGCGAACTATTAGCAATGCAAAACGCATGTGACGGCGAGGATATTTTATATATTAGCAATCATAAAATCACATCGTCTCCAACGCATAACGGAAAGACCGTGAAAGAACTATTCGAGGAGCACCCTGAATGGTGCCAGAAAGCATTAGGGCCATCACGTGGCAAGCTAAACGAAATAGATGCTCTTGCGATGGAAGCTTACAACGAACTTTATCCAATAGAATTATAGGAGATATATGAACGAATACGAATGCTTTTTCTGCGAACAAAAACGAAAGCCGGACATAAACGGCTTAAATGTCGCCTATGGTTTCTATTGTTGTGGTGATTGCAAAATACAACTGCACTTAGAACAAGAGGAAGTTTTAGCAAACATGGAAAATGTGGAGTAGGTGAGACAGTGAAATATCCAAAAGTTACCAAGAAGAAAACTAGAAAAGTTTATCGATATCCCTTAGTCACCCTTAAAAAGCTTAATAAGTTAGACGCTTGCGAATCAGGTATCGAGTGGTTTGAGAACCAAGATGAAAAGCGTTTAGATAAGGTCTGTCTAAGTTTAATCGAAAGTCAGCGTCCCGATTGGGCAAACTGGACAATCGTCAGATACATGACTGATGAGCAAAAACGTCAGTACGCAATTTATGCTGCTGAGCAGGTCATAGATATCTTCGAGAAAGAATATCCTTCCGATAAGCGACCACGATTAGCAATTGAAGCCGCAAAAAATTGGGTTAAGTCGCCAGCAGAAAAAAATCGCGCTGCTGCTGCTTCTGCTGCTTCTGCTGCTTATGCTGCTTATGCTGCTGCTTCTGCTGCTGCTGCTGCTGCTTCTGCTTCTGCTGCTGCTGCTGCTTCTGCTGCTTATGCTGTTTATGCTGCTTCTGCTGCTGCTTATGCTGCTTCTGCTGCTGCTTATTATGCTGCTTCTGCTGCTTATGCTGTTTATGCTGCTTCTGCTGCTTACGCTGCTGCTAAAAAAGAAATGCAAATAAAAATTATTAAATACGGATTGACGTTAATTCAGGGGGCTAAATGATCCAGAAAGAACTTAAATTTTATCCAGCTAATCCCGGCTATAAAAAGCGTGGGACCTCAGAACGTGCAGCAAGAGAAGTTAAAAGCCGTGCTGTTACTTTAAGAGAGCAGTGCTTAAATGTTTTACGTAGTCATTCGCTAACTGCTGATGAGATTGCGTTTGCATTAGGTGAAGATAAATTAAGTATCAGGCCGCGTATAACAGAACTGTTACGCCAGGATAAAATAAAGGATACAGGGGTCACGCGAATGAACGATAGTGGGAAATTTGCAACGGTATGGTGCATCAAATGAAAACATTAATAACTGTTCTATTATTTGCATCTATTGCGAAAGCAGAAGATCAGATAATTTGTGAAATGAATACACAGAAAAATTATATAACGTTTGGTGAGCAAATAGGGAATCTGTGCGAACGTTATGTGAATCTCATCAACTACATTAAAGAGCTTACTATACAAGATATAGAGCAGGAGACAGAAATCAGACGGTTAAAAATAAGGATAAAAAGATTAAAAAAAGTTGTTAAGTAGTTTTACGAAAATGTCGTAAAGGTTTTAGCTGGAATGGTCCAGCGGTTTTAATAAGGTGAAATATGAAGCGAATAATATTGATAATTATGGCTATGGCAACATCAGCATGTTCAGGGTTAGAAATAGGGGGCAAGTTAGGCGTTTATGCTGTTGATGAAAAACAAGATAGCAGCAGGACGTATAGACGCCAAAGCCTTAAATGCTTGTTTGTGTCTTGCCCTGTAGAAGCGGAGGCGCAAGGTTCATAATGTTTGATTCAATTAAAAATAACTTATTCACGCTATCAGGCTTAATAACTTCGGTAATACACGTGTTGTTAGTTGTCGGGTTTTTAGCTTGTTGGATTTTTATAAATATTCAGTTTTTTGATACTGACGTGAGCCTAAGCTTACCAGGTAAATCAGCAATGAAAGAGAGGTTAGGCAAATGATAGATAGAACATCATCAGTAATTAGAACAATTGTACTGGACGCGCTAATGGGTGAGCCTGATGCTTTAAATGGGCTTATTCACTGGCTGATACATGACAAGGGATATAGCAGAAAGAGGTTACTACGGTTTGCCTGTACGACCTTAAAGATGCCTTATCACTTTGTAGGGAATACGTTAACGGAAGTTTTAGGATGATGCTTCAAATCGATCCACCGTTATCAGTACTGACACCACTAGGGGAAGGGTGGGCGCTGTTTCTAATAGATTACGGCGTCCATCTTAACTCTGTGTGGGTAGTGTCACTATGGGAGAGTGGACAGGTTTTTCATGTTGATAGTGCTGAAATAAAAATAGCGGGTAATCCTATGTATGATATTAAAGAGCCTGAAGAATATACGGAAAGAAAAGTATGAAAAAGAAACCCAAGAAAAACCCGGCGTGCTATTTGGATTTCGAGTCATGTCGATTTAATGATTACGTTTGGATAACTCACAAGGGCTGGAACATAGCGATTTGTTCTAATGCGTTTGAGGAAATACTTGGACATCCCGCACCAAAATCAGGCAAGCGCGTAAAGGTCCGCTTTAGCGTCGAGGTGGTGAAATGACAACCACCCCGGAGATGAAGCCTTGCCCGTGGTGTAACAGCAGTGATCTTTATATTGACACTGCTTGGTCAAGCGGGAGTTTTGTTTATTGTCAAACCTGTTTCTGTCAGGGTCCAAAGGCTTATGTAAGAGGTTCTGAAGAACGCGAGCGATTAGCGGTAGAACTGTGGAACACCCGCTGCGGCGAGCACGAAGCAAA